GTCCGGACGGGTAACGGACGGGCGTCCGGACGGGTAACGGACGGGCGTCCGGACGGGTAACGGACGGGCGTCCGGACGGGTAACGGACGGGCGTCCGGACGGGGTGCTACACCCCGCACTCCACCCGGAGCGCCTCGACGTCGACGGTCCATAACGGGGGCGTCCACGCCGCCCCGGAGCATGCCTTACTGCACATCGTCCGCCACCGGCCGCGGGCGGCCTGCCGTAGCGGCCCCCCGCAGTGTCGGCAGGTCGTCCGCGGACCGAGCACGCCCTGCCGGTCGGAGATGTCGTCCGGCGCCGGCACTCGCTCGCGCATGTGCGCCAGCGCCTGGCGTCGTAGGTCAAGGACCCGCCTGTGGTCCAGGCCGACCACCGCGGCAATCTCGGTGTCGCCATAGCCGAGCAGGTGCAGCACGGCGACGACCCGCAGGTGGCCATCCAGTCCGGCGAGAGCCCGGGCGACAATGTCGCCCGACTCCCAGGCGCCGACCCGCCCGCGCGATGCGACGTCGTGCCCGGTCTCGTCGTGCAGCTCGTCGAGCGAGACGGGTTCATGGATGCGCACGCCGGCCGCGTAGTCCGTCCGCGCCGCCGGCGCCGCGTCGCGGACGGCGTCGACGATCGCCCCGGTCGCGCGTTGGTACAGCCAGGGGCGCAGGGCGCCACCCTTGTCGCCGTCGTATCGCCGCGCCGCCGTCAACGCCCCCAGCGCCGCGATGCCGACGGCGTCGTCGCGGTCGAGGCCGCGGTAGCGACGGACGGCCACTGAGGCTGCCCGGCGGGCGATGGACAGGATGAGTTCGGCGTCGTCGTCTGCGGTCATGCAGGTGACATCGGACCGCCGCCGAGCCGTTTGCCACCCGGGTCGGTCGATGCATGCGGCATCAACCTCACGGCGGGAGATGTACGTGGCAGCGACGGCTGGCGTGACCGACGTCGTCGTCGGGTTCCCCTGGCTGCCCGGCGATCCCGACCGTGACCGCTCCGCCGCGTGGGTACTCGGACGGTGGCTCGACAACTATCCGGGCGTACACCTGCGCACCACCGACGGGCTCGTCGCCGACGGGGCCTCGTGGTGCAGGGCCGACCACGTCTCGCACATTGTCGGGGCGTCAACAGGGCCAGTCATCGTCATCTCCGACGTCGACGTCTGGGTTGAGCCCGACGCCGTCCGCGCGGCCGTCGACGCTGTCCGCTCCGGCTCTGTGGCATGGGCGGTGCCGCACGGCGACGTCCATCGCCTAACGGCGTCAGGGTCGGCGAGGCTCATGGCCGCAGGCCCCGACGGCTGGGTGCCAGGCAACGGTGAGCACGACCAGCCGCCCTACCCCGGGTACCTCGCCGGGGGGATGTATGTCATCTCCCGCGAGGTGGCCGTCGACGTCCCGATGGACCCACGGTTCCGCGGGTGGGGGCAGGAGGACGAGTCGTACGCCCTCGCGCTGACCGTCCTCGTCGGCGCCCCGTGGCGTGGCAGCGCCCCGCTCTACCACCTTTGGCACCCGCCGATGCCGAGACGTAATCGTCGGCAAGGCAGTGAGGCATCCGTCGCGCTGTGCCGACGCTACAAGGCGGCGTCCGGTGATGCCGCCGCGATGCGTCGGCTCGTCGACGAAGGTCGGCGCCAGGCGGCGTGACGACGAAGCCCTCCGATGTCGGCTTCGTGATTGCTCGTAGATTGGTGGTGGGGCCGCATGGCCAGGCGCAATGATGACGCCCGGTTCGCCGGCCGTGACGGTGAGATCTGGCGCGCATACACCCGCGGCGAGACGCAGGAGTCGATCGGCAAGAGGTTCGGGATCACTCAGACCCGGGTCTCTCAGATCATCGTCCAGGTTCGCGCTTCCATTCCGGAGCCCGATCGTGTCGCGCTGATCCTCCGCGAGACCGAGTTCCTGGACCAGATGCGCCTGACCGCACTTGCGCTCGTGGACTCGCGTCCTATCCCGGCATACTCGAACGGCAAGCCGATCATCATGGACGACGGCACCCCCGCCGAGGATCACTCCGGCAGGCTCGCCGCCTACGATCGTGCACTCAAGGCGCACGAGAGGTACTGCCGACTGCTTGGCCTTGACGCCCCGACCCGGTCCGATGTCGCCGCGACCGTCGCCGCAACGGGCGACGACATTGAGATCGTCCGCCGCATTCGCGAGTGGCGCGGCGAGGGCGAGCCTCAAGGCCCACCGGCCGACTGAGTGCCGTGAACTACCTCTGCGACCGCGAAGGTAATCCACTCAACGCCGAGACCTTCGATCTGCGCGGGTACCTTCTGCGGATACCTGAGGAGTTCCTGCATGGCCCGTCGGGGCGCAGGGAGCTTACATGTTTAGACCCACTGCTCTGGGCATGCGTCTATACCCCGCATCTGCTGAAGTCGCCCGACGGTGAGGTCACCTTCGGGGATGTCCATCTCGGGCTCTACCGCGACGCCCTCGACCTCACCGCTCCCGCCGGTGCAGCCGGCAGCCGTCGGGCGTACATCGCACCCCGGGGCTCCGGCAAGTCGACGACACTGTTCGTCATCACGACGTTGTGGCTGGCCTGCCACCATCCGACGTTCGTTGCCGCGTTCTCCGCCAGCGCGACCCAGGCGCGTGATCACCTCCACGCCGTCCGGTTGGAGCTGGGCGGCAACGGGCTGATTCGGACCGACTACCCCGACACCTGCGCGCCGGTGCTGCGGCGCAATGGGACTCCGGTGGCCGACTCGGACTCGATGCTTTACACGAAGGCCGGCTTCACGATGGCCGCCCGTGGCATCGACACCGAGGTCCTCGGCCTGGTCGACCCGGAGAACCGTCGCCCGCAGGTCATCTGGCTCGACGACATCGAGGGCACCGAGGGTGGGCGGTACTCCGCCTACCTGGCTGAGCAGCGGCTCAAGGTCCTCACCGACGGCATCCTCCCCATGAATGACCGCGCGCACGTTCGTCTGGTCGGGACGGTGACGATGCCGGGGTCGATCATGCACCAGCTGGTCAACACCGTCACGACGTCGGAGCCGCCCACCAGGTGGATCGAAGAGGAACGTTTCGAGGTCACATACTTCCCCCCGATCATCCCCCGCAGTGACGGTACCGAGCGGTCGGTATGGCCGGGGCGATGGCCGATCGAGCACCTCCAGTCCATCCGACGCACTCGCTCCTTCATGAAGAACTTCGCCAACCAGCCGTCCGGCTACGACGGCGGGTACTGGCAGGACGGCGACATCGTCGTCGGCGATGTCCCGGCACTGACCCGACGGGTCATTGCCATCGACCCGGCCGTGACCAGCAAGCGAACATCGGACGACACCGGCATCGCGATCGTCGCCTACTCCCCCACCGACGGGCGCTGCCTGGTTGAGCACGCCGAGGGCGTGAAGTTGACAGGTGGGCCGCTGCGTGAACACCTGGCCCGACTGATCCGCAAGCATTCGGGGAAGATCCACGGCATCGTCGTCGAGGTCAATCAGGGGGGCGATCTCTGGCACGACATCCTCTACCCGCTCGGGCTGAGGATGGTCACCGCCCATGCAAGCGAATCCAAAGAGATCCGCTTCGCAACCCTGCTCGACCTCTACCAGAAGCCCCGGCCCCTCGTCATCCACGCCGACCGCTTCCCCGTGCTGGAGGGCCAGATGCTCGGCTTCCCCCGTGCGCCCCTCGACGACGTCGTCGACGCGGTCTGCACCGGCGTTTCGTACCTGATGACGCCGACAACTAAGCCGCAGGTGCGCTCCACCACGGCGCGCTACGCGTAGGGGCCAACCGGTGGTCGACGTCGGAAGACCGCATGGCGGACCGATGGCGGACGCGAGTTTGAGTCTCGCCGGCTCCACTGGAGGGGATCGGATGACCGCGCAGGATCTGGTTGACGGCCTGGTCGAACTCGACGCCGCCGCCGACGACTACACGACGGCCATGGCCTACTACGAGGGCAGGGTCGGCGAGCGGTTCGCGTCAGCCTCGTCAGCTCGCAAGGCTGGCGGGACGGCCGACCGGTACAAGGTGAACGTCGCCCGGACGGCCGTCGACGCCGTCACGGACAGGCTGATCGTCGCGTCGGCGACGGCGGTCCACGAGAACGGCGATCCCTACCCTGAGGCTGACGTCGAACTGCAGGCGACGTGGGCGGCCAACGCGATGGACGCCCAGGTCCCCCGGCTGATCCGCGAGACCTCCATCTATGGCGACGGCCACACGTTCGTGTGGCGCGACGCCGGGGATCGACCGAAGATCTCCTACAACTCTCCGCTGTCCATCCGCGTCATCTACGACCCGGAGGACGACCTGACGCCGCTGTATGCGGTGAAGCGGTGGCGCGGGCGCGACGGTAGCGACAATGCCAACCTGCTGACCCCGGCCGGGCTCGTCGTCAGGTACATCCTCGACGGCGACCGCGACGCGAAGTGGACCAACCCCGACTCGTGGGTCGAGACCGGCCGGGTCGAGCACGACCTCGGCCTGCCCGTCGTGCACTTCGCGACCTGGCTGCCGTACGGCCGCCCGGAGCATCGCGACGCCTACGGCGGCCAGGACGCCATCAATAAGCTGTCGACGACCATGGTGCACGCCGCGGAGCAGGCCGGCGCCCCCGCCCGGTACACCCTCGCCGACTCCGGCGCATCCATTGCCGGTGACCGCGCCGACTCCCTGGACTTCGACGACGAGCCCGTCCAGGACATGACGCGGGAGGGTCAGCCCAGCAAGCTGAAGGTTGGCCCCGGCGAGATCGCAATGCTCGAAGGTGTCAAGGAGGCGGGGCAATGGAACGCCTCCGAGTCGACTACCTTCATCGACGCTGCGAACTGGTTCATCCGCGTCATGGCGCAGTCCACGACCACGCCGACGCACATCCTTGACCCGAGTGGCTCCGTGCCCAGCGGTGAGAGTCGACGCATCGCCGACGCCCCGCTGGAAGTCAAGGTCGCCCTGCGCCGCGGCATCTACGGTGCGCGGCTGCGGGCAACCCTCGAACTAGGTCTTCGCGTCGCCGGCTACGGCGACGCCCACGTGCGGGTCGCCTGGCGTCCCTCCCCCGTCGCTGACGACACGGTCACCTGGGGCGTCGCCACCGCCAAGATCGGCGCCGGTGTCCCCCAGGACGTCGCCCTCGCCGAGACCGGGCTGTACGACTCCCTGCAGGTCCGTAGCTGGCTCGACGACACCCAGCCCGACCTCGACATCGCCCACCGTGCTGCCGTCCTCGCCGACATCGCCAGCGCCATCCAGGGCATCGGGCAGGGTGTCAGCCTCGGCGTCATCGGCCAGGCCGAAGCGCAGGCCGTCATCGCCACCGTCGTCGGACGGCTCGCGCCCGAGGTGGCGGCGTGACCACCCAGTGGTGGCTCGGGTTCCTCACCGGCGGGGGTGTAGCCGGGCTTGCGCTGGACGCCCGCAACTGGCTCGCGCGGCGCCGCGACGACCGGCGAGCCGCTGATGGCGACGACTGACCCGGCCGAGCAGGAGCGCGCCAAGATCGAGGCGCAGAACGCCGCGATCGAAGCCGCCGCCGTAGCTGCCGTCACCGCCGCCCTAGCCCGGCGACTCGAAGCCATCGCCGCCATCCTCACCAGCCCCATGGCGTGGACGACGGCGAGGGCGACGGCAGCGGCGCGGCTGCGGTCCATGTCCGTAAACCTCCACGACATCCTGCACGCCAAGGCCGTTGCCGGGGCCCACGTCGGCGCCGCGCAGGCTGGCCTCGCCCTGCCCGACGCGTGGATGCCGGGCGACGACCCCGCCCTCACCGCCGTCCTAGACGCCATCGAACGGTGCGCGAAGGACAGGGCCCGTGCCGTGGCGCGGACAGTCGCGGTGGCGACGCCGGATCAGGTCGATGAGCTGAAGACGGCCATTGCGGGGGTCGAGAAGGCGCCCAGGGCGTCGGCGGTGTCGGTCGCACACCGGTCGATCGCGTCGGGTTTCACTGCGGCGACGAACGAGGCCGGCGTTGCGCGGATGTGGACGGCGGAGCGGGATGCCTGCCCGGCCTGCCTGGCGTACTCCGGCCGGATAGCCGGGGCCGGTGAGGACTTCCCGGGCGGACTCACCTTCGGCGACCACCCGCTGCCATGGTCGAAGGGTGGCATCGGCGGTCCACCGCTGCACCCACACTGCAGGTGCCACCTGATGCTCGCCGACATCGACGTCTCCATCGGCCTCCAGCGCGAGGCGGAGAGGTCGGTCGCCCGCGGATGGTCGGCGTACTCGTCGCTGCCGGCTCGGCTGCGGGCCGTTGATCGACTGCTCCAATCGGGGTCGCGGTTGCCGACAACGGTAGTGACGCGTGCCCGCAGGGATCTGCGACGTGGCTCATTCAGCGACAGGCACACGCCGCGCCTGCCCTACCGCTCCGGTAGGGCCTAACCGGCCGGATGGCCGACGACAAGGAGGGCCGGATGGCCGACGACGAAGGCGTCAACGACGAGGGCAATGAGACCGACGAGGGTGTCGACGATGGCAGCGAGGGTGGCACCGGCGGCGACGCCGGCAAGGGCAGGCCGCCCGCGTACGAGGCGCCCAGTCGTGACGAGTGGCTGAGGGTCACCTCCGCCCTCAGGGATGCCAACGCCGAGTCCAAGCGACGCAAGGAGGAGCTGCGGAGAATCGCAGTCGCCAACGCGACCGACGACGAGAAGCGCGCCGCGGAGATCGCCGACAAGGTTCGGTCCGAGACCGAGTCAGCCTGGCGTCCGCGCCTCATTGCCGCCGAGGCCCGGCTCGCCCTGGCTGCCGCGGGCTGCCGCGATGTCGCCCGCTTCGGGCGCCTGGTCGACACGTCCGCCGTCGAGATCGGTGACGACGGGGGTGTCGTCGGCATCGAGGATCAGGTCAGGGCGCTCAAGGCCGACTTCCCCGAGGTGTTCAGCGAGAAGGAAAAGGGGGTCTCCGGTTCCGGCCAGGGCGGCGCGGCAAACCGCGACGTCGTCAACCCCGGATCGTCCCGACCGACCGGCAAGACGAAGACGGCATCCCAGGTGCAGGCGGATCGCCTGCTCGGTCGTCGGTAACAACGACGTATTCGTCGGCCCGTCGGGTCGACATGTAGTGGGTCAGCCCAGGTGGGCAGAGGCATCCCGCGCCAGGTGGCGAGTTATCAATCCGCCATCACGCTAGGAGATCGCCCCCATGACGCTCAATGATCACGCAACCTGGGTCCCGGAAGAGTGGGGCGGTCCCGTCCTGACTCAGGTCCTCGCCCTGTCCGCCGTCGAGGCGCTCGGTCGGCACGAGCCGATGGGCACCAACACCAAGCACGTCCCCCGCGATGGTGGGATCGGCCTGGACATCCTCGACAAGGGCGACGTCTACACCGAGGACGGCACCGAGGACGACGAGGTCCTGCTCACCTCGCGCAAGTTCGGCCGCGCACTGTCGCTGGCCGACGAGGACGTCAAGGACGCCGAGTCCCTCGTCGACGTTCTGAACGCCAAGAAGGTCGGCTGGGCCGGGTCCTTCGCGAAGGGCTTCGACAACGCCTGTCTGGCCACCGTTGGCGCGCAGGGCATGGCGGCCAACCGACCGTTCACCTCGGTCTACCAGACCGTGCGCACCGCCGACGCCGACCTCGGCTACACCGCGAACGCCAACTACGTCTCGACCGCGGCGGTCACCTACGCCAACCTGTCCGAGGCTCTCGGCGTCTACGAGGACGGCTCGTGGTTCAGCGACGCCGACACTGTCGTGATCGCCTCCCCGGCGTTCAAGCGGATCTTCCGCGACATCCTGGATGAGAACGACCACCCGATCTTCCTCCAGGGCACCGCCGGCACGCCCGACACGCTGTTCGGCTACACGTGCTTCTGGTCCCAGGGTGCTCGCACCTCGACGGCGGCGACCAACGCGCCGACCGGCAACCCCCTGCTGATCGTCGGCAACCAGCGACTGCTGATCGTCGGCGACCGGTCCGGTCCCGAGTCGTTCGTGGCCGGCGCCGACAGCGGCGTGGGCTTCGCGACCGACGAGGCCAAGCTCAAGTGCCGCGCCCGGCGCGGTTTCGCCGTGGGGCACCCGACCGGCTTCGCCGTCCTGGAGCAGACCGCCTCCTGACCCGCATCTCCCTAGGGGTGCCCGACCGGATCGCGGCATCCCTAGGGAGGTTCGGATCGTCCCTTGATGATCCATCGCTCAACCGACCCGGAGGGGCAACGTGTGGGCTACAGCTACTGACGTCCTGGAGTTGACGGGCGTCGACGTCACCCTCACCCCGCACCTGGCTCAGGCCAACGGCGACATTGAGATGCACACTGGCGTCCTCGACACCGCCGTCGTCCACACTCGCGACGCCGAGTGGCTGCGGCGTGCCACTGCCTGGCAGGCGGCGTGGCTGGCCGGCCAGCCCGGGCACGCCGAGCGGTCGACCGTTACGTCGGTGAACCAGGATGGCCTGTCCGTCACCTATGCCGACCAGGCGTCGATCGTTCTGGCCCCCAGGGCCCGGCGCGCAATCCGCAATCTGTCCTGGATGGGGTCGCGTTCGATCCTGCCCGGCAACCGGGCCGCCAGCGCCATCAACCGCTACAACGTCGTCGACCCACCCGACAGTGAATGGTCGGGGATTGGGGATGTCCCATGACCTACACCATCCCCAGGGTCAGGGTCGCCTGATGCTGTTCCACCCGACGACAACCGTCAACATCCTGCGCGGTACGGCCACCAATGCCCTCGGTGACGAGGTCGATGGCAGCGGCGTCGTCGCCTCCGGAATCCCCGCAAGTGTCACCGAGTCCCGGAGGACCGTCATGACGCCGGGCATGGACGCACCGCGGGTCATCCGCAGCTACGCCTGTCGCCTCCCCGCCACCGCCGACGTCACCGTCGGGGACCGGGTCAAAGACAACGGCACCGGCGTCATCTACACAATCGACTCGTCGACCAGGGGGGCGACCCTTGCCGGGGGTCGTGCCGACCTCCGGGTCGACCTGCGGAGGGTGACCTGATGGTGTCGGCCAGGGGCGGGAAGTACGGCTTCGTCTATCGCAGCCGTCAGGACGTCTACCGCGCCCTCCGTCGCCAGGGTGCGACCAAGTCGAAGGCGGCGCGGATCGCCAATGAGGGTGTCACGAAGGTGGGTCGCAAGGTTATGGCACGCAAGGCCGCGGCGACCCGCCGCGCCCGGCGCAGTCGGTAGGGCATTCCCGCGCCCCCTTTCCCGACGTACACCACGTAAGCCGGCACGGGTCGCAATCGCTTGGTAGACAGGCGGACCCGCCGGTGTCCCGATGCCGTAGAGGGCGGGGTGGCGAGATGGGCTATCGGCCCGTCACCGACATGGTGGCGCAGGCATGGCTGTCATCGCTGCCCGGACTCTCTGCCGGGATGGTCGGCGCCACGCTCCCCCAGGGTGATTCGTGGGCGTCGACCGGCTTCGTGCAGGTCACTGTCGTGACCGGGGCTGTTGATCCTTACACCGGACTGCGTGCGCCGCAGGTGCAGGTCGACTGCTGGGCGCGCAAGCCGGAGTCGGCGAAACCCCCGTGGCGACAGGCCAATCAGCTCGCCGAACTCGTCGTCGCCGCCACCGTCAACGGCACCGGCCAACAGACGATCCTCGACCTCGGCGTGCACTACGACGCCGCGAGAGTCCTGTCCGTTCGCGCATTAGGCGAGCCCCGGCGGGTCGTCGACCCCGACGGGTCGTACGCCCGCTACAGCGTCGACCTCGGGGTCACGTGGGTCCGCGCCGAGACGGGTGCGATGTAGGTGGCATCTCGATAGACGTTCCGACGCAGGACGATCCGGCCCAGGTGGGCCCCAGCAGTAGCCAGGTGGCGACCCAATATCAAGGAGTAACGCCACATGTCTGTCACCGCTGCAAACCTGGTGCAGGGTCCGGCAACCATCTACTACGGCGCCTTCGGCGCCACCGAGCCGCTCGACACCGCGGTCGACACCGCCCCGAGCGACGCCGTCTGGACTGACGTCGGCGGAACCACCGACGGCGTCAAGATCAGCATCGACCAGAAGTACAGCTCGATGGACGTCGACCAGGTCGTCGACATCGTCGAGTCCCGCCTCGTGAGCCGCGAGATCACCATCGAGACCAAAATGGCCGAGGCAACCCTGGACAACCTGGCCCTCCTGCTCAACGGCGGGACGCAGGCCACCGGCTCCGGCTACGAATCCCTGACCCTCGCCGACACCGGCGCGGGCGAGTCCCCCACCTACCACGCCCTGGTCATTGACGGCCTCGGCCCCAACGGGGTGCGGCGCCGGATCATCATCCGCAAGGTGCTGCAGGTTGACGGCGTCAACCTCGACTACACCAAGGACAAGCAGACCGTGTACTCGGTCAAGATGCGCGCCCACTACGTGTCGGCATCTGTCAAGCCCGTCAAGATCGTCGACGAGGCCGCGGGCAGCTGACCATGGCGCTCAGCGTGACTCTCGCACCGGGGTGGAAGGACGCCCTGGTGCGAGAGTCGCTGTCCGAGCGAGAGGCTGCGATCAACCGCGCAGTCTCTGCGGCGAAGGCCATCTGCCCCGTCGATACCGGACGCCTCGTCGCCTCCATTGAGGGCGAGGTCGACCCCAGCTCGATGGCGATGCGCCTGTCTGCCGGCGATGAGGCCGAGGTCAACTACGCCGGCTATGTCGAGCTGGGGACCAGATATATGGCCGCCCAGCCGTACCTTCGCCCAGCACTAACCGCAATCGACCACTAGCAGTAGGAGCAGCAGATGCCGCCCAGCAAGCGCCAGTCGGCGTTCGAGACCCCCGCCTTCATCAACCTCGACCAGATGGCCGAGAAGGTCGACAGGTCCACCGTTCACCTGTTCACGCTCAACGACACCGAGTACCGCATCCCGGCCGAACCCTCCGCGGCGCTGACCCTCCGCTACCTGCGCATGGTGCAGACGCAGGGGCAGGAGACGGCGGGGGCCTGGCTGCTCGAAGGCATGCTCGGTGCCGAGGCGTACGAGGCGCTCATGTCGTACGACGGTCTGACGATGGGGATGCTGTCCGCCGTCATGGCCGCCGTGCAGAAGCATGTGGCCGGTGCCTCCGAGCGGGTGGCTGGCATCGGCGGCCCTTTGGATTGATCGTCAGGGCGAGTCTCGGCCTTGACGGTCTGCGTGACCGGGTGGAGCAGGTGTTGTGGGTCGTCGAGTACGTCGACGACCTCGACGCGGACTTCCTTGCCATCTACGGTGTCGACGACATGCTCGCCCTGAGCGGTCGGAGATGGCTCACCCTGGCCCGCAGGCTCGATGCCTACGAGGGGGTCATGGCGAGACGACTGCGGGACCTCTCGCAACAGCCGGGGGGGGCGGCCACGGCCACGACGGCGACGGAGGTTCGCACCGATACCGCGCTCGCGGCAGTGATCGACCTCGGGTAGCAGCGCAGGGCTGGATAGCCCGCAGCGGTACGGCTCGCCAGGTGGCGGCGTTAGGGCACTCACGCCAGCCATTGGGGCCACCATGTCGTTCAAGATCGCCGATGCATTCATCGACATCAATGCAGACCTCACCAAGGCCGACGCGAGGCTGCGGGAATTCAGCAGTAAGCGCTATGACGTCACGCTCAATGTCGCTACCGCCGCCATCGACGCACAGTTGCAGGAGACCCGCACGCTACTGACGCGCATCGCCGGTACGACGACGGCTCGGGTCAACATCAACAACGCAGCTACTGCCATCGCGCAGCTGCAGAAGATCCAGGGACTACTAGAAAAGGTCGCCGGTACGACGACGGCTCGAATCAGGATCGACTCGACGGCTGCTACCACCCAACTCCGCGCAATCCAGGGACTACTGGAGAAGATCGCCGGCACGACGACGGCTCGGGTCAACATCGGCCCCACAACCGCCGCCACCGCGCAGCTGCAGAAAATCCAGGGACTGCTGGAGAAGATCGCCGGTACGACGACGGCTCGGGTCAACATCAACAACGCAGCCACCGCCATCGCGCAGCTGCAGAAAATCCAGGGACTGCTGGAGAAGATCGCCGGTACGACGACGGCTCGAATCAGGATCGACTCGACGGCTGCTACCACCCAACTCCGCGCAATCCAGGGACTGCTGGAGAAGATCGCCGGTACGACGACGGCTCGGGTCAATGCCGACACCGCAGGGGCGGGGGTGCAGCTGGAGGCCATCCGTGAGCAGTTGCGACGGATCGGCGGGGTAACCACGGTCCGGGTCAACGCCAACACGGCGGGGGCGCTCGGCCAGGTAAACGCGCTCAGCTCTGCACTGTCCCGCACCGGATCACGGGCTGGCATCATCGGCCTGATCGTTGGCGGTGTAGCCGCCATCGCCCCCGCCGCACTAGCCGCGGTCGGGGTCGTCGCTGGCCTCGGAGCTGCGATCGCGGGAGCCCTGGGCGCCGTCGTGGTCGGACTGTCCGGCATTGGCGGCGCCGTCAAGGCGCTCGGCGCCACAACTAAGGCATCGGGGAACGCATCCGCTGCCGCTGCATCGCAGCACAAGGCTATGGCATCCGCCATCACCGGGGTGCGGGACGCCCAGGAGCAGCTCGGTGACGCGCAGGCGTCTGCGGCGGCGTCCGCCGCCAGGTCGGCACGGCAAATCGACGACGCACAGCGTGGCGTGGCCGAGGCTTACCAGTCGGCCGCTGAGGCCGCGGAGGGAACAGCGGGGCGGGTCGCCGACGCCGAGCGTCGGATGAAGGATGCGGTGCAGTCGGCTGCTGAGGCCGCGGTGCAGTCGGCCCGGCGGGTCGTTGACGCCGAGCGCCAACTGGAGGACGCACAGAAGTCTGCCCGTGACGCTCAGGAGGCGCTCACCGATGCCCGCCGCGAGGCCGCCGACCAGCTCGCAGACCTGCAGCGACGCACCGAGGACATGGCCCTCTCCCAGGAGGGCGCGCAAATCTCTCTCCTCCGGGCACAGGAGGAGCTCACGGCGGTCAACGCCGACGCTACGGCGTCAGCCCTTGACCGCCGTGAGGCTGCCCTGCGGGTCGCCGAGGCGGAGCAGCGCCTGCAGGAGGTGGGGGAGGACTCCATCCGGCTGGCGCAGGAGAAGGCGGAGGCCGACCGGGCTGGCATTGGGGGGTCAGACCAGGTAGTTGCCGCACAGGACCGGATCCGGGAGTCGGCCGAACAGGTCGGCACGGCCGAGCGGGCGGTTCAGGATGCGCGCCAGGAACAGGCACGCCAGGCGATGGATTCCGCCGAGCAGATCTCCACTGCCGAGCGTGGCCTTGCGGATGCGCGCCGGGATCAGGGTAGGCAGGCCGTTGAGTCCGCGGAGCGGGTCGCAGACGCGCAGCGGGCCGTGCAGGACGCCGTCACCGCCCAGGCGGAGCAGCAGCGGCAGTCAGCCCGCTCGGTCGCCGACGCCCAGCAGGCGGTCGTCAAGGCGCAGGAACAGGTGCGTGAGGCATCCCAGCAGGCCGGAGATCAGGGCTCCGCCAGCGCGAACAAGCTGGCGGATGCGATGGCCGGGCTCACCCCGGCCGGCCGGGAGTTCGCGATCTTCCTCCGCGGCCTCATCGACGGCCCGCTGCGGGAGTTCAAGGCGGCCGGACAGGAGAACCTCCTGCCGGGGCTACAGGCAGGGCTTGAGGCGCTCGTCCCCATGATGCCTGTAATCACGGCGGCGTTCGCGTCGCTCAGCAAGACCACCGGGCAGGCCCTTGGCGGGATGATCCAGATCCTAGGCGCCCTGGCCGTCCCGTTCGCGGAGTTCGCTGACGCGGCACTGAAGGGACTCGCCCCGCTCGGGCCGGTGATGACGAAATTCGCCACCGACTTCGCGGCCATGACCGCCCGGGTCACCGCCGACGACACCCTCAAGGCCGCGATGGCCGCGATCGTGGAGATACTGCGGTCGCTCATCGGGTACCTGCCGACGCTGATCGAATGGGGCCTGAAGCTCCTCATCGTCATCGGGCCCCCTCTCGCCAAGGCGTTCGACGCCCTGCTGCCGGCGATCGTCGAGCTTGCCAAGGCGCTCGGCCCGCTGCTCGCGGGGGCGCTGGGGACCGTCACCTCAATGCTGACATGGATGACGAAGGCGATGGCCGAGCACCCGGCGGCTGCGCAGGCAATCGTCGCTGGCCTGCTCGCCATCTCGGCGGCGGCGGTGACCCTGAGGCCCCTTGCGGCCATCTTCAGCGTGTTCGCGATGCTCGCCGAGGTTAACCCCGTCATTCTCGCCATTACCGCAGCGATCGCCCTGCTTGCCGGTGGATTCACCATGGCCTACCAGCGGTCGGAACCATTCCGCAACGCCATTGCGGGAGTCTGGGAGCACCTGCAGCGGGCCGGCCAGCTCATCATGTCGACCGTCATGCCGTCGCTGCGGACACTGTGGGAGACCATCGACAAGCAGGTCGTCCCGGCCCTTGCCGAGTTCGGTACTGCTATCGCCCCCCTGATCTCGTGGCTCGTCGACAAGCTGGCGCCCGTCGTTGCAACGACATTCGGCGCGATCATCAAGGTGATCGACGGCGCGATGAAGGTCCTGACCGGGATACTCAAGGTGTTCACGGGGATCCTCACTGGCGACTGGTCCAAGGCGTGGGACGGGATTAAGCAGATCCTCTCCGGGGCCTGGCAGGCCATAAAGGCCGTCATTGAGGCGGCCCTCACGAACATGCGGGCGGCATGGTCCGCCGGGATCGAAGTCCTTCGGGCCGACTGGGCGCGCATGTGGGACAACGTCCGCACCGCCGGCGCGGCGGCGTGGAACTGGGTCAAGACCAACGTGTTCGACACGTTCGTCAACGGACTCAAGGTTGTCGGAGCAGCATTTACGGCGCTGTGGACACTCTTTGTCAAGCCCGCGTTCGACAGCATCAGGGCCGGAGCGCAGGCCGTCTACGCCTGGGTCAAGGCCAACGTGTTCGACAACTTCGTCAACGGGCTCAAGGTCGTCGGAGCGGCATTTACGGCGCTGTGGACCAACTACGTCAAGCCAGCATGGGACAACATCAAGTCCGGCGTCAGCACGGCGTGGAACTACATCCGCGACAACGTCTTCGCCAAGATGTCCAGCGGCGTCGCAGCGCTCGGAACCGCCTTCGCCAACGCGCAGAAGGCAATCGGCCAGGCGTGGGACAAGGTCAAGGAGGCGGCGCGGGCCCCCGTCGCCTTTGTCATCAACTCGGTGATGGCGCCGCTCGCCAACGCGTGGAACTCAATCATCTCCAAGGTCGACTCAAAACTGACGTTCCCGGTACCCCGCATGGCCACGGGCGGCCGGGTGGTCGGCCCCGGGGGTGACACGTCAGACGACGTGCCGACGATGCTGTCGAACAATGAGTGGGTGATCCGGGCGAAGGCCGCCCGCCAGATCGGCGACCGCGGCATGGCCGCCATCAACAACGCCGATCGACTCGGCCTGGAGGTCTCCGGTGACCCCAGCTTCACCACGATCCGGCCGAAGGGGTACGCCGACGGCGGCAAGGTGGGGGCGGTCCAGTCGTTTATCCGGTCCACGGACCCCCTGCCCTACGTGTGGGGCGGGGTCGGCCCGAACGGGTACGACTGCTCCGGCCTTGTCGGGGAGGTGTGGGCGCGGCTCACCGGACACCCGTCGTACCGGCGGCACTTCACCACCCTCAACGCGGTCGGCGTGGGCGGGTTCAAGTCCGGTCACGGGGCGTTCACGATCGGCCTGTCCCCGTCGCACGTGGTCGGGAACCTGGGCGGGCTGGCGTTCGAGGCGGCCAGCACGAAGTCGGGGATCAAGGTCGGTGGCAGCGCGAAGTCGGTTGACTCGATGCCCTCGCAGTACTACTTGCCGCAGACGGGCGACGGTTTCGTGGGCGGCGGCGGCGGGTCGTCCACCGGCGGCGACGGTGGGTCGTCGTTCTCCCCACTGGAGTTGGCGAAGCAGGCCGCCAAGGCTGCCATCGGCAAGCTGACGGACGGGTGGTGGAGCGGGCTCGGTGGAATGGGCTTCTTTGGCGATGCCATGGTCGGTGTCGGCAAGAAGCTGGTCACCTCCGTCTTCGACGACGGCGGGATGATTCAGCCCGGGACGTCACTAGTATCCAACCGCTCCGGGAGGCCCGAGCCGGTATTCAGTGCGCAGCAGTGGGACACGCTGCGTGGCCTGATCCCCGCGCAGCGGGATGGGGCGACGGCGCAGGCCGGGGCGACGTACCACTTCGAGCCGGGGTCAATCACGCTGGATGCCAGCAAGGTCCAGGACCTCGCCGACATGGTCCGAATGATCGAGTCCCTGACGACCACTGCGCGGGCGTACGGGTCCGTCCGATGAGCCGTTCCGGGGCCACTACGGCCGACAATAAGCTGAGCGATAAGGGGGTGGCGGACGTGGGTGATCGCGCTACCGCCCGGGGCGGCAAGACGGCCCGGGAGCAGGTCGATGACGCGCTCGTCGCGGTCGTGACTCTGACGAAGGCCCAGAAGGCGGAGGCCAAGGCCCGGGCAGGACGTGAGGGTCATCCCGCCATCGATGTCGAGAAGACGATGCGGGAAGAGACCCGCCGGCGGAACGTGCGTCGGGTCCGCGCGGCTGCCTCCGTGGACGCGTGGGAGGCGGCCGGGCGTCCGCGGATGGTGCGCACCAGGCGTGGCGCGGTGTCGATCGCGTCGATGCGGGTCATCGAGGACAGGGGGGAACCCTTCGTTGAGGTGTGGCTGGGTGGGACTGTCGACGGCGAGTGTCACTTCCGGGTGTTCAACCCGCCCGTGATGGTTGAGGACCCAGCCGGGGATGTCGTGGTCGCGGCGTCCGGGTCGAGGCCCGAGGTGAGGCTTCTGGAGGACCCGTTGCGTGCGGTGGCCGAGGCCGTTGCCGAGGCCACTGCCGGCTCGAAGAGAGGTGGCAGGCGATGACGACGACAATCGTCTTCCCGGATTCCTCGTCCGGGACGTTGATCAGCTACAGCGGCGTGGATGATGCCGCCGACCTACCGGCCGGGCGCAACCTCACGGTGTCGACCCTGACCAGCGGCACGGCATTCGTCAGTACGGCGGGCGTCCTGTTCGGCCCCGATTACTACTTCTGGAACACGTCCGTCGGCGTCCGATACCAGTGGGATCTGGCCTACCTGAAGTACGCGCACACTCCGCCGACCAACTCCGTGATCACCGGCGCGCACCTCGGCCTGAACCTCTCCGACGGTTCCGGCGACGGATACGGCAACGAGTACGGGCTGTACGCGCTCGCCTACGACTGGGGGGCAACACTCGATACCTCCGACTGGCGGACACCTGGTCAGTTGGCCGCGCTGGAGAGCCTGGGCTACCTGAGCCGGACGGACATCGCGACCGGCGGCGGGACCGACTACCGACTTGGGCATAGCGGTCTCGTTGCGGCACTTGGGTCAGCCACGGTCTCTGTCGTCCTAGCGACCGGTGGCCAGTACCTCGGGCTCGCCGACTACACCGGTCGGTTCTTTGGCAGCATCTGGGGCTCATCCGGTGCGCTGGTGTATACCAGCGTGGCCGAGTCGACGTTGCTTCACGTGCTTGGCGCGCAGGTGCAACTCAGCGACCATTCGTGGGCTGCCCTCGAGTACGACGGCGTGAGCACGGTGAAGCTGAGGCAGATCACCACGGCGGGCGCCGAGGTCGATGTGGCCATCATCAACACCGGGGTGAGCGGGTTCGAGCTACGGGACAGCGCCCAGGGGTTGTGCCTTGTCGTCGACTCGTCCGACAACCTGTTCGTGCTCGGCTCGAACGGGTACAACCTTCGGGCGCAGGCGTTCACGAAGGCGGGCGGGTCATGGACGGCCGGGGCTGTCCGTACAGCAAGCCTGCCCTCGGCGTCATCGAAGGTGAACCAGATTGCCGCCGCATGGCATTCGGTCGGGACCGGCGGAACCCTGGTCGTGGTCGTCGCCAACGAGCAGGGCAACGCCGACACCCCCTACACGGACGTCGCGTACGCGCTGGTGAACGGCGACCACCTGTTGACCGGGGTCGGGAACATGCTCCGCGCGTCGGGGTCGGCGACCGGCAAGGGTATCTCCGGCAACCTGCACCCCTACACCACGAACCTTCCGGTCGGGAATGGGCTCGACGTGGCCGCGGCCTCCGCGACCCGCGGGTACATCACCGCGCCCGGCAACAAGAACGACACGTCCGGCTCTGACACCGGCGTCGGATGCTGGAGCGCCGTCACGCGGTTCCGGTACGTCCTGAAGAGCGACGGCTCGGGGTTCGCGTCGACGCTCGCCGCCGCCGGCAGTGGTGCGACAACCGTGGCGTCCGTGATGGACGGGGCGGCGAAGCTGCGGGCAATCCCGATCGACGCCACCCGCCAGATCGTCATGGGCGCCGACCCGAACGACGGACTGTCAGCCGACGACCTGCAGAACATCGGCGCCGGGACGACGTTCGTCCAGTTGGGGCACACGCCGCTGGACGGGGAGGTCGATTCGATGCCATCCGCGGCGACACTGACCTACTCGTCGGCATGGGACACCGTCTACGACGCCGCATCAAACCGGCTCCGGATCTACTACCTCGACGCCGCCGACGGCCTGCGGCTTATGCGCACGTCCATCGACCTGTCCACGCACCTCCCCACACGGGAGGAGTACGAGATCGACGCGACGGTAGGTGCTGCCGGCTCGACGAACCTCGCGATCCGCTGTGCCCGCGGATCTCACGCCGGGGACAAGGTCCTGATCACGGTGGCGAACAGGTCCGGTGGCGGCGCCCTGTCCACGCTGTACGTGCTGGATGAGCCGAACCTCGCGCCGACTCAGCCGACGCTCACGCAGAAGGCCGCGTTCGACGCCGACGCCGCTGCCATCTTCGCGTGGACGTTCAACGATCCGAACGCATCCGACTACCAGTCCGCCTACCAGCTTGTGATCGGCGAGGCTGGGGGTGGCACCGTCCATGATTCGGGAAAGGTCACCTCGGCCACGGAGTCGATGACGCTGCCCGGCGACACCATCGGCAACGGCGCCGTCTACCAGTGGCGGGTCACCTGCTGGGACCGGCTCGACGTGGCATCCCCGGCGTCGGATGACGGCTCGTTCCAGACGTCGGACGCGGGGACGGTCGACATCACTACGCCGGCCGCCGACAACCCGGACGGGTTGATCGTGTCCAGCTACGCGATCGCATGGACGGTGACGGGGGCTATGCAGGCCGCCTACCGGGTGCGGGTGACCAGGCTCGACACGTCGGGGTCGGTCCTTGACACGGGATGGGTGGCGAGTGCGTCGGTAGCGATGTACCTCGTGACGGGTCTCCCGAGTGATGTCGTCTGCCGGATCTCGGTGACGGCGCGGGATTCTCTGGCGATTGAGACGAACACGGCGACCCGACTCCTCACGGCCTCATTCTCGGACCCTGAGGCCCCGACGGTCACCGTATCCGAGGGGGTACTCGCGTCCGAACTGGACGGCCCACATCTGCTCGTCTCGGTCAGCAACCCGTCGCCGACCGGGGAGAAGCCCGAGGCTGCCACAAACAGCATCTACCGGCGAGTCTCCGGCTCCGGTGATGCCTACGCGGAGGTTGGGGCGGCTATCCCTGACGGCACCTTCGAGGACCACACAGCGGCCGGTGGCGTCGCCTACGAGTATCTGGCGACCGCCCAGGCCCTCACCGGCGGGACCGCAGACAGCGGGCCTGCCGTCGGGACGCTGTCCGCCATGCACGGCGTCTGGCTGCACGACCCCCAGGACCCGTCGGGGACGTCGCAGCAGTACGCCTATCGGGGGTCGCCGACGTCGACGACGCTCGGCGTCGAGCAGATCGGCACCCACTACGCGGGCCGCGCCTACCCGGTCGTTGACTACGGGGATGCCGAGGACGCGACGATGGCCCTGAAGATCGCCGTCCCGTTCGGGGAGAACTGGGCTGGGAACCTCGCACACCTGCGTGATCTCGTGACCACCAGGCGATCGATCGTCGCCCGGGACGGCCGTGGCCGGGTCACGACCGGTGCACCATCCTCGCTCACCGAGGCCGATGAGGCATGGGGGACGACGGTCGGACTCACGATCACACAGACGGACACGGGGGGCATCTGATGCAGTCGGTGAGCGTCCCCCTCGGTGACCGCAACCCGAGGGGCCACACGGCGGCTGAGGTGCTGTCGGCGCTGGCCGGCCGGGCGACCTGGATCGAGTACGTGGACGACACGGAGGTGGCGGGCATGGGTGGTGTACTGGTCGATCAGGGCGAGGACGCCTGGCTGACGCTCATCACGTCCGTCGACTACACGTTGCGGTTGTACGTCGGTGACCCGATCGGCGTGCTGTCCTACGGGCAGATCGAGGCTCTCACCGAGGACGACTTCACCGAGGCGTCGTTCGCTGGGTATGAGGCGAAGACCCTCACCGGTGGTTCGTGGGTGATCGCCGCCGCGGTAGCCACCTACGCGAAGAAGGGGTTCGTGTCGTCGGCGAACCAGATATCGCAGGTGACCGGCGGCTACTACCTCACCCGGGTCACCACCGGTGAGCTGATGATGTTCGAGGAGTTTCAGGACCCGGTCACCGTGTCAGGGTCCGGGCAGGTCATCTCGGTGACCCCGAGAATCACACTGGGCGAGGAGACCGGATCATGAGCACACTGCGAGTCGTCAACCAGGCCGAGGAGCACTTCCTCGACCTCGTCCTGGCCGTCGGGTACACCCTGCACCTGTTCAAGAACGATGTGGCGGTGGCGGACACCCTCACTGAGGCGGGGATGACCGAGGCGACCTTCACGGGCTACTCGTCGGTGGCTCTGACCGGCGGGGCGTGGACGACCACCGCGGGTGACCCGTGCGCCGGGGCCTACGCGAAGCGGTCGTTCACGTCGTCGGCGGACCAGGCGGCGCAGACCATCTACGGCTACTACGTGACCCGCACCAGCGACGGGAAGCTGGAGTGGCTGGAGAAGTTCGACGCCGCCGTCACCGTCCAGTTCAACCTCGACCGCATCGACGTCACCCCCCAGATCACCCTCGCCGACACGGCGGACTGAGGGATGACCGGGCAGACGATTGGGGGGGGCGACTAGATGGTCACGCAGACCGAGGATTTCGAGGACGCCTCGATCCTGTTCTCCCCGACGGGGGCGTGGGACAGGTCCTCATCCCTGGCCCACACCGGGGTCTATTCCTACCATGGGAACTCCTATAACATCGCTCACTTCCAGATTCCCGACGGGGCGTCCACGGTCTCGTTCTGGTATCGAGGCAGCGCGACCGCGGTCTCTCAGTTTAATGTCAAGCTTGATGCTACGACCGTCATCCTCAGCCAGACGGCTAATGTCAACACGTGGACGCAGGTCACCGCCGATTGTGCCGGATGCTCAACCCTAGACCTGTACCCGCCCGGGGCGTCCTACGACTCCTACATCGACGACCTGAGCTTCACGACCCCGCAGTCGCCACCGCCGTTCGCCAACCGGCCCTTACGTATCTGGAGGATCCACTAATGGGTAAGCGCATTTTCACCGTCCCGTGGACGGGCACGGTCACGAACGCCGGGGGTGACTGCGACCTGTGGGAGATCACCCCTGCCGATGACCTCCCGGTCAAGATCCGCGGGTTCCGGCTCGGGCAGACCTCCGAGGTTGGCGACTCCGCAGAGGAGAACCTGCGCATCTCGATCATCCGGCTTCCGGCGACGGTGGCCAGCGGGTCGGGTGGCGCGGCCGGCGTCCCCCGACAGGTGGACCTGAATGGGCAGACCCCGGGGTTCGCGTCCGAGACGAACAACACCACGGTGGCCACCACGAGCGGCACCGCGGAGATTCTCGAAGAACTCGCATGGAACGAGCGGGCCACACCGTTCGAGGTGTGGTACCCGGACCCAGACTTCGCGCCCAAGGCTGTCCAGGGGGCCGCGCTGTTCGTGCGGATGCAGACGACACCCGCCGATGACTTCACGTTCGCCGGGACACTGTGGGTCGAGGAGGGCTGATCTAGACCATGCCCAACCTGGTCGTTCGGCGAATCCCGCGGTGGCGGCGGACGAACGCGCCCGCGTTCCTGCCGGGCCGCCGATACCTGCTGCTCGACCTAGTCGGGTCGGGTGGTGCGTTGGCCGGCGGGTCGGCCATCGTCGGCGTCGGCGTCGATGCTGTCGGCTCTGGCGGTGTGTGGGTCGGCGGGTCGGCGGCTGTCGTCGTCAACCCACTGGCCAACCTGACGGGCTCCGGTGGCGTCCTGCTGGCCGGCACGGCGGACATCGACGTCATCACCGACACCGAGGGTGTTGGCGGCATCCTGGTCGGCGGGCACTCCATGATCTCCGTGGTGGTCAACGTGACCGGCGCCGGTGGTGTCCTGGTGGACCCTGCCGCGGTGCTGAAGCTGCCGGAGTTGCTCGTCGACTTCACCGGCGACCTGACCCTGGCAGTGGCCGGGGCGGGCCGGGTCACGCCGAGCGTCGGCCGTGAGGTGATCGAGGCCGGGTCACGGCGGCTGTCGTTCCGGTACGAGTTGCTCGACGTCGACAACGAGCGGGTGGGCGACCTGGACACGGTCACTGAGGCGACCGTGTCTCAGGACTGGCTGGCCGACATCAAGCGGAGACTGGACCTGACGATGCGGGACGGCGGGACGCTGCCGGTCGACTGGATGTCGGACAGGGTCCGGCCGTGGGTGCGCCTGCACCTGCCCCCGTACGGGGATGACGACTGGATGGAGTGGCCTCAGGGCGTGTTCCTACTGTCGGCCCCGTCGAGGTCAACGGACTCCGCCGGCACGGTGTGGCGGAGGGTGTCGGGGTTCGACCAGCTGCAGGTGTTCGCTGACGACAAGGTCCCGGACCGGTATGCGGTGGCCGCCGGTGCGGTGTACACGGACGCTGTGGCGACACTCCTCGCCGGAGCGGACGTCACGGTCACCGCGTCGGCGTCGACGCTGCCGACGACGCAGGAGTGGGACCCGGGCACATCCAAGCTGAGGATCATCAACGACCTGCTCGGGGCGATCAACTACCAGTCCCTCAGCTTCGACGAGTGGGGCCGGGCCATCGTCCGGCCGTACACCGCTCCGTCGCAGCGGCCTGAGGAGTACACATACGCGGACGGCGAGTCGTCGCTGATGCTCGCGAAGGTCGACCAAGAGTTGGACTTGTTCGGTGTCCCGAACCGGTGGGTGCTGGTCGTGTCCAACGCCGACCGGTCAGCGCTCACGTCCAGCTACTTGAACCAGGACCCGGCGTCGCCGACGTCCACGGTCCGCCGCGGGCGGACCATCACCGACTTCCGCACCGAGCAGGACGCAGCCGACCAGGTCACCCTCGACGCGAAGGCGGCCCGCCTCGCATTCGAGGCGTCCCAGGTGTTCGAGCACCTCTCGTTCTCGACGGGGCTGATGCCGATCCATTCCGGTAACGACGTGTACCGGATCAGGTTTACGCCGCTCGGCGTGAACTCGACGTTCGCTGAGACGTCGTGGTCGATGCCGTTGAAGGCGGGCGCGACGATGACGCACAAGGCCCGCCGGGTCGTGTCCGTGACTGGGGGTGGCTGACGTGGTTGAGGCACTCGGTCTGCTGTCGGCGATCGCGGGGTACGCCCGCGCCGACGGGGAAGGTGAGGCGGCGAACCGGCCGCCGAAGCTCGGCACTGTCGACCCCGGCTACACGTCGGGGTCGCCGCGGGTGACGTTCGACGGTGAGTCGACGATGTCGACGAAGCTGTACCCGTGTCTCGGTAGCTACTCGCCGGCCGCTGGTGACCGGGTGCTGCTCCTGCCGGTCGGCACCGGGTACGTGGTCGTTGGTGCTGTCTCGGCCGCGTCGCCGGGGACCCCGGTCGGTGCTGTGCAGGCGTACGCAGGGGCGTCGGCGCCTACGGGCTGGTTGGCCTGCGATGGGTCCGCGGTGTCCCGCACGACCTATGCGGGGCTGTACGCGGCGATCGGCACCGCGTGGGGGTCCGGGAACGGGACGACGACGTTCAACGTGCCGGATCTGCGTGGGCGGGCACCGGTCGGCGCGGGCACTGGGGCGGGGCTGACGGCGCGGGCGCTGGCCGCCACGGGCGGGGCTGAGACGCACACGGCCACCGTCGCGCACACCCACACCGGACCGTCGCACACACACACAACGGCGGACCATCAGCACCAGGGGCCGTCGCACGCGCACGGCGTCAGCATCGGGTCCTACGTCTCCACGGTCTCGCTGAGCGGCGGCGGCAGCTACACGCTGGTGCAAGGTGGCAGCGGGTCGACCGACGCGGCCGGTACGGGCTGGACTTCCACGAACGGGGCCGCGGCGACCAGCTCGGCCGGTACCGGCGCGACCAGCTCCACGGGGTCGGCCAGCGTGGACCATATGCCCCCGTTCGCCGCAATGACGTACATCATCAGGGTGTAGCAACGGATTCCCAGACCGCCACCGACGATAACCCGGGCAGAACGACAACACTGGCCGGCGACGGATCGAGACATGATGACCACCGACGAACGCCTCGATGCCCTCGCGGTCGGCCTGACCGCATTCCAGCTGCAGATTACCACGCAGATCACCCAGCTCTCCGAACAGGTCAAGAACTCCATGGCGCGCGCCGACGCCGCCGACATCATGCGGGAGCGGTTCGACGGCCGACTGACGGCCGTCGAACACCAGATCTGGACGTGGTCCGGCGCCGCCGCCGCGGTTGGCACGGTCGGCGGCGCCGTCATGGCGAAGCTGTTCGGGGTCTAAGGGGCGACCCGCCACTCCAGGGTCTGCTCCGCGAGCCGGTACTGGACGTAGGCGATGTCAATGTCGGGGATGATCTGGCTGACCCATCCGGTCACGACCTGACCCGGGCGCAGACGGACCCCACCCAGAGTCCGGCCGAGCGTGACGGTGCCAGGCCCACCTTGCGTCACCATCACCTGCCGCCCGGTCATGTCGGTCAGTGCGACATCCGGCGGCGCATCCTCGCCAAACACCCCCGACGACCCGATATTGACGAGCCGCACCTGAACGGCCACGAGCCGCTCACCCTTCCGCACGCCGAAGACGGCGCCCTCGCCGGTCCAGGCCGGGTCGGCGGTTGTCGCCTTGGCGACGTATCGCAGAACCGTCACCTCAACCCCGTTCGACGGGTCACCGACCCGTAGTGGAGTGCCGACAGGGACGGCGTCGTCGGCACTCGCGTCGACGACGGCGGTGGCGGTAACGGCCGACGCCCCTGTCGACGCGGTCGCCGTCGACGTGGTCGGTGTCGTCGCGGCCCCACCGCAGCCGGTGAGCAGAAGCGTTGCGGCGGTGGCGATCGCGATCACTGTCGGTCTCATGCGCACGATGCTACACACCCGTCCACGCCGAGCAGGAGGCCCAGGTTGCCCAGGGCGGCCTCGGGAGGATCGATCTCGATGGTGACCTCGCTGTCCACGAGACTGGCGGCGACCGCCTGGCGCCAGCCGTACCGGGCGCGCTGGGCCAACACCCGCTCAGTGAAGGCGCCCACCGCCAATGGCGCCCATCGGGCCGGGTCCGCGGCCTCCGCCGCGGACAACTCCCTGGTCGACGCCGACACCAGGCCGTTGTCCACCCCCCACGACTCCTTGCCGGTAGGGCAGCTGCCCGGCCCACCCTCGGCGACCGGCACCACCTCATACTCGACGGCGACGCGGGTGATCCCCCGTGGCGACCTCGGGCGCTGCCACCGCGACCTCCGCAGGGTGAGGGTTAGCGGGTAGGGGCCATCCTGCAGGTGGGCGACCGCGTCGACCTCGGCGACATCTTCGGTGGTGTAGGCGGTCCTCCCGAGGGCGATGTCGAGCACCCGGCCGATCGGGTGCGTGTATCCGCGGCGCATGCAGTACCAGCGGGACAGCCCGCCCTGCTCCCGCACGTACTTCGACGGGCGCACCTGATGTTCGGGATCCGTCCACAGCGACCACTGGAACGTCGTGTACGCCAGCCTGCTGACCGCGCCGTCACTGCCGGATAGCTGGACGCCGATCTCGCGGGAGTGGCCAGGACGGACACGCAGCCAGCGGTTGAGCGTCGATCCCATACTCGTGCCGGCGAAGACGCTGAGTGGTCCGAGGAACACGGCGGCGTCAATCGGGGTCTCCGCGGAAGGGCCATCGAAGCGGACCTCGAAGCCTATACCGCCACGGTAGCTGCCACGGAACGTAACCTCGGCGGAGACGCTGTGCGCGCCACCGAACTCGTCGCTACCCCAGTGCAGCCACGCGCGCCGGTAGAGGCTGAGCCGCTTCGCCCCGGGGGCCTTGTCATTGGTGGCGTGGAACCGCATTACAACACTCCCGACCATACAAGCCTGGCCAGGAGGGCCAGGGTGCCAATAGCGATAGCGACAATCAGGGTGGCGATTGTCGCGCCAGCGGCACGCACCCACCACGACGGCCGGGTCCCGGTCATGACTGCCCCCCCTGCTCGGCGAGCATCACACCGAGAATCCGGCACGCCTGCCACGACGTGAACCCTGACGACTCCATGGTCTTATACAGCTCGTGCATCATCTCCGTCACCTCGCGCATGGCGGTGACCGGATCCTGCCCGCCGACGGCAGATCCCAACTCGTCGGTCACGACGCCTCCACCGCCAGCATCCGCTGCTGCGGGTCGGGGACGTGCAGCGTGCCGTCCCCGGCGCAGGTGTGGCAGCGGGTCAGGACGCCGGGCTGGTTACCGTTGACGAAACGGTCGCCGGGCATCGGCCGGGATGAGCAAGCCCCCGCGATCGCCCTGGCCAGGTCGGGCACCCACTCGGCGTACCTGTCGTGCGGGTCGACCACGTCCAGGCCGTAGTCGCCCCAGTCGAAGTCGACGATCGCCCCGGTGATGGCGCCGTAGGTCGCGAAGGAGGCTGAGCCCTCCACCACGACCGTGGCCTCCCCGCCCGGGCGACCAGCGACGGTCGTGTAGTCGAGCCCGCCGCCGCCCGAGTGATAGTCGACCTCGATCCTCGACGTCAGCTCATCCAGCAGCTCTCGCGTGGTGGCGAGGCCGAGGTGGGCGTCATCGCACCGGAGCACCGGCCGATGCGCGATGTGGGTGCGGATGTACTCCAGCACCGCCTCGCCGATCTCACGGGCCCGCCGCTCCTGGAACTCGCCAGTGCCGGTCATATCCTCCCAGCACACCGACGCCGCGCCGAGGGCCTCGTAGATGACGCCGTCGAGGGTGGCGGGGTGGTCGTCGGTATCGGTGACGGTGTAGGTCATCGTCAGATCTCCTTGGTGGTAACGGGCTGGCGGCCGGTGTCGGCCAGCCATACCCAGACGTCGTAGTGGGTATAGCCCCACCCCCTGGACGCGGACGCGGAGGTCGGCGAACGACTCACTCAGCTCGCCGACGCTGACGGAGAGGCGGTCGACCGCGTCGACGACGGCGGTGGCGGTAACGGAGGGTCGGCGCCACCCTGACCGTCGCCGGCATTCACCATCCCCCGGCCTCCTGGCCAGCGTCACCGATGCTGTCGGTGGGGGTCGGGGACTCACGGACGGTCGGCGCAGGGGTGACACTGCCCGAGGCGGTCATCTGCGTGTGGCTTGTGGTCATGACGGGGTCCTCCTCTAGAGGCTGATGCTCGGGGCGAACCCGATGTGACGGACGAACCAGAGGGCCATCGCGGCCCAGCAGATCAGGAGGACCATGTCCCCGGCCTTCTTGCCGTCCTTCTTCATCGAACCCTCCGGGTGTAGGTGCGGGGCAGAATGCCGTGGGTGCCGTCGAGCCACGCCTCGACGTCGGCGGGGAGGTAGACGTAGCGGCCGGGGCTCAGGCGGGTGCGGCGCGGGGCGGTACCCCGGCGAACCCAGGAGGCCACCGTCTGCTCCGGCCGGCCGAGCAGGCGGCCGAGCTGGTAGGCCGTCATCGGCGTGGTGACGGCGATGCCGTCGGCGTCGACGATCCGGTGACTCACGACGCCACCTCGTCGTCGTCGCCGTAGCGGGCGGCCAGGGCGGCGCGGAAGGAGTGCAGGGCGGCCGTCAGCCCCTGGACGCGGACGCGAAGGTCGGCGAACGACTCGCTCAGCTCGCCGACGCTGACGGAGAGGCGGTCGACCGCGGCGAGGGGGCGGGCGTCAGGCTCCTCACGAAGGGCGTCGACCCTCCCCTTGAGGTCGGCGTAGGCGAGGTTCAGGAGGCCGTAAGTGTCGGTCACCGGGCGCTCCTGGTGATGATGAGGCCGTCGTCGACCTCGAAGTCGACGAGGTAGTTACGGACGTCGCCGTAGCCGGGGTAGTGGATCGCCGCCGACGTCCAGGTGTAGGTCGGGCCGAAGCGGAGGTCGACGCCCATCACGACGCCCTCACCGTGGGTGGGGTGGGCGACGAGGTCGCCGGCCTTGATGTTCGGCGCGACCGCTGTGGTGAACTCGGTGAGCTGCATGTTCGTCCCCTTGGCATGTAGTTGTCGGGCTCATGCCGTATGTATCGGTTCGAGGGATTATGCAAATGAAGCTTTATGTGGTACCGGAAAACGCCCTGATCAGGGGCTGGCTTCAACGCTGAAATCTTCGATACCCTGACCAGGTCCGGCTGGAGCCGAAGCAAGCCCCTTGGAACGGGCCCCCCTCGCACGGCCCCGGCCGGGCCGCCAGACGCTCGGCATGCAGCCGGAGACCGACCGGGGTCGAAGGGGACAGCCGAGGCCACCACGCCCCCCCCCGGGACCGGACCCCTCCCGCCGCGGGGGGCGTGGTGTTTTGGGGGGTCACACCGGGTGGGCACCCCCGCGACCCACGACCGGGCGTCAGGTCGTGACGGCCATCAGTCGGCGACTGTCTTCGCGACCACGACCATCCGGCGGTCGATGCCGAGGTCGCCAAGGCACATCGAGAAGGCCGTCAGCCTGGAGTGCTTGCCGACGGCCCATCCCCCGTCAAGGCCGGAGACTCCGCCGAGGACCGCCATCCCCACCGTGCGGACACCCCACGGGACTGAGGCGCAGACCCCCTCCACTCGCCACAGGACGCACGGCTCGCCACAACGGTCGGCATGCGCGGCGAGCGAGCGGGTCATGCGGGGGGTCGGAGTGATGCGCTCGTATGTGAACCCGTCGAACCCCACGACGGGGTCCTGGTTGACGGCCTGCGCCCACCCGCACCCATTCATCGTGGTCACCGCTGGGAACCCATCAGCGCCGCCCGCAGATCCTCCAGCGACACCCGCCGGTGCCCGCCGATCGTTCGCCTGGATGGAACGCGACCCGAGTCCGCCCACCTCCCAACCGTCCGGACGTCGACGCCGGCCTCGCGGGCGGCCTTTCCTACAGATACCCAGGTCGTGCTGCTGTCTTCGCTCATGGGGTAGGTATCGGCGCGGTCTGTTCGGTAATGCCCGGAGATGTCAGGATTCGGAGCTGACGATTGGCCAGGACCCTCGGCCATCCACCCACCGTCGCGCAACGTGATATCTCGATCCGGGGGCGACGGGGCAGGGACGCAAGGGACGCAGACAAAGGGCAGTTCTTACCCACCCACTCCCGCGGCTCCGACTGCCGGTACCCCTCTTTTTCCTTAAGGGTTGGGAGTAAGAACTGCCCTTTGTCTGCGTCCCTTGCGTCCCTGAACGGCGTCTCCGCAGGTCACTGCAGGTTTTTCGACGATTTTCCTGCGTCCCTGCCTGCGTCCCTGCGTCCCTGCCTGCGTCCCTGCGTCCCTGCCTGCGTCCCTGCCTGCGTCCCTGCCTGGATGGTCGCGGAGAGTAACGAAGGAGGCTCGTCGCCACCCGTTGGTTACGGATTGCGACGAGCCTCTGGGCTCGACCGGTCAGGCTTTGCGGAGTGTTATCACTCGCACGCCGTTGGACTTGACCCGCTCGATCACGATCCCGTGGCTGCGCTCCAGCGCCGGGGCGATCCGCATCAAGTGATCGGAGAGCACTCGCGGCGTCTTCGGCCAGGACCTCGACCTGCCGGACTCCCCGGCATACGCCGTGATGGTCTCCAGTAGCTTCGTCGGGGTGTGCATGCCGATCATCTCCGGGCCGAAGCGGACGACGCCGTCACTGATCCTCTCCGTCCCCTTGATGATCGCCATGGCGACTGGATCACCCTCCAGCACCTCGACGGTCAGGTCGTCGGCCATGCTCTCCATGCGCGCCGTGCCCGACCCGCCCTGGATCTGCTCGATGCAGCGCAGGACCAACTCAAAGTCGGTGAGCCGCGATGTCAGCCGAGTCCGGTTGATGGTCGGCAGTGCGGCCAGCACCCCCACCATCAGGTCGAGCAACCCTCCGGTGATGGCCGGGAGGGCCTCGTCCTGCGCGGCACGTAGTTCCGACAGCGCGACCCGCCGGTCCCTACTCAATGCCTGCAGCTCGATCCGCAGCATCCGGGAGGCGAGGTCACCGCGCAGTGCCCCGACGCCGATGCTTGTCATCCACACGGGCGCCTGCATGCTCGTGATGTGCGCGGTGTCGTCGGTGTACAGCTGACGGCTGGTGGCCTCGCCGCCGGTGGCGACCTTGCACAGACTGTCGGACTGCGCAGCGGTGATGCCGGAGGCGTTGTCGATCAGGATGCAGCGGTAGCTGGACGCCCGCGACTTCCAGTCGCCGTCCGTGGCCGGGAGCGACCCTCCGCGCTCCTTGACGGTCACCGGGTCGATGATCCTCAGCAGGAAACGGCTGGTCTCCGTCTTCCCCGCATCCTGCGCGCCAGCCATCAGCACCACCGGCTGTGCAACGCCGGTCATCAGGGCCGTGATGAGCGCGGCGAGCACGAGCGGGCGATCCTCGGCGGCGACCGGGACGAGACCCCACAGCCTGCTCAGGTCGCCTCCGTGAGTCGGAGTCGCAAGCTGCGCCGTCTGCGGCGACCGGCGAAACGGGCGGTCGGCGGTGACGATCTCCCAGCCATGCGCAGTCACGGAGATCATCCGACGGCACACCTCGGCCGCCCCGAGGTCGATCACGATCCTGCCGACCTCCCGGTCGTAGTCGGACCGCAGCGGTGCAGGCTGGACCGGGGCGAGGGCGCCCATGGTCTCGATGTAGTCGACCGTCTGGGTGCATGCCTTCGAGTTCGGCCATGCACCCGCGTGGCGCTCGGACCAGAGCATCTTGACCGCGCTCATCAGCTCCGACGGCGTCCCGTGCGCGAGGGCATGTCCAGGCAGGCTGGGGGTCGTCCCGTAGATGCGCCCCTCCGGGGACCTCCAGAGGGACAGCTCGTCCCGGACGATCCCGATCATCTGGGCGGCGGTCGCGGCCTCGCCGCG